ATTCGTAATCAACTGCAATTCTTCCGCATGAATGCGTTGCACATCTTTGATATGCATAATCCACTTATTGATGATGCCGAGGTTGTGCTGTGCCATAGAAGCCTTTACCCCGCCGCAACCATAATGGCCGCACACAATTACGTGTTTCACCTTTAGAAAATTCACCGCATACTCCAGCACGCTGAGTAGATTAACATCGGTATGCACTACCATGTTGGCAATGTTGCGATGCACAAAGATTTCGCCAGGCGCGGTGCCGGTAATTTCAGTAACTGTTGCTGGGCCATTAAAAGCCTTAACTGCTGCAGCTTGCTGTGCATTTGTACCGCCGCTTGCAGTAATGCCAGAAATAATTATACCGTCACCTACTGCTACGTCACTGGTAATTCCTGTGCCGTTAATACTAAGGATGCCAGTTGTAGCGTCCCAAGTAGGTGCTGTGTAAGTAGTAGCACTAAGAGTATTAGTAGCGGCAAGTGCTTGTGAACTAAATAATGCATTCCACAAACAAGCTTCTTCTGCTGTTACATTGGTGCTGGCTTTACCTGGTCTGAGGTAGGTGCTCATAGACCAATCAACTGGAGCTAGGCTAGTATTAAAACTACGCTGTCCACGAACTGGCGATACACCTGCTTCACTAACTGTTATCTGTTCCGAATTAGTATTTTGTGAGAAACTAAACCCATCCAATACTTGTAGTTCGAATGTGTTAGATGCCGAAAATCCGTTACTTGTTGTTTCTTTAATAACGCCTGTGGTAGCATCCACATTTGTAGTAAAGAATACTTTACTATTGCGTACTAGATTCAATGATGCCATTATCTTTCCTTTGCTGTAAGATTAATGGAGTATTTGTTGTAAACTAGACCATTATCTGTTTGTTAACATGCTCCATTAAAGTGCATAACGCACTTGTAAATTTATTTCGCCAACTCCATATGGTGCCAGCAAACCTTCATCTGTGGTAATAGAAGTAACCAAGATTTCTGTAGTAGTTTTGCCGGTGCTGTATTCCAGCACACGGTTTGCATCTACTACCAGTTCCAAATCTTCTAGCAACTGTTCTAATTCTTGCTGAGGCTCTTCTCCGCGCACATAAGCTTTCACACACACATTTAAATATCCCCAAGTAAAATCGCCAGGTAAATAGTCGCGTTGTTCCGACCCTGGTGTAACAAATACGGCTGGGAATTGATCTACTTCGTCCCAGAACCGTAACTTGGCGTGTGCGTTATTAAATAAATTGGTTGTATAAGGTGCCGAACCGTCTAGAGTATTAAACTTAGCGGCTAGAGCTTGCGTAATACTTGTTCTTTTAGTGCTCATACCAATACACTTCTTAAACGATTACCGACTTGTTGAGCAGCGATTTCGCGGATTGATTTAGCAATCAACAGCTTAGGGTCTCTGCTACGAGGATATTCTTGTCTACCACCTGCGCTAAATGTAGCGTAAGGGTTTTTCATATAAGTATAGAAAGCTGTTATCATTCCTTGACGACTCTCGCTCATGCGAGTAATTTCAACGCTTTCTGCAAACCTGCCAGTCCGCAAGTTAAGTACATCACGGCGACTGCCGTTGCCCATATTCTTTTTAACTTGTTCTACTAAGCTGGCATTCAATAAGTTTTGTAGTGCTGTTAAGTTTGATGTTTCTTTTATTATAGTTCCTGATGCTTTTCGTAAATTTGTAGTTTTATTTTGTTTTATTTTTATCTTTATTCTTTGTTTTTTAATAGGATTTATAATATCAACTAACTTTATTACTTTACTAGTATTTCTTAATTTTTTACCAGATATAGTATTAGCAATAGTTTCAGCAATATCTTCTAAAGTACTTGGAGAAGATCTGACTCTTAATAAATTATTTATTAAATCTAGGATATTGCTTTTTCCAAGAGCGCTTAGCAGGTTTTTTCTTGCTATAGTGTCTACAATATTCCATTTTGCCTCTAGGCTGGATAAGTCGCCTTGGTTTTCTGCCCTATTCTGAACTCGTACTAATTGAAATATTCCTGAGTCAATTAGTAATGTTAAAACCTTAGGATCACCTTTTGATAAATCGCCTTTACTTATTTTAATACTAGTTTTTTCTTGGCCAGTTACTTGTACAAAATCTTCAACTATTGTTGAGTATAGACTATTTAATTCACTAGTTTTAATATTTGCAGTTAAAGGACTAATAGACAAAAATTCTGCTAATATTTTACCAGATAAAAATGTTCTATTATCGCCTGCTATTGCTTGAGTATGTCCCCAATTTATAATCTTAGTAGTTAAATAATTTTGATCCAGTAACTTTGAGTTAGTTACACTATTTTCCTTTAATATTGCATCTATACTAGATTTAATTACTTTATTAACTATATCTCGTAAGTTTTTAAAACTTGTAAACGCTATTTTTAAGGAAGGAACCCTACGTGAATTACCTTTAACATACTGAACTATAAGAGGACTTTTAAATTCTTCTTTTCTTATTTGAGTAAGTATAGCTTCTAATTCTTTTTGCTTAGAACTATTTAAGGTATCCGCTCCACCCTCATTAAATTTATCAACAAAAAGGCTAAATTTAGATTGAATACTAGCTAACTTAGCTTGATCTAATACTTCATATGTATTAGCTATTTGTTCCATGGCTCTGTAAATGCCATCTTTAGCATATTGCGCTGCATTTGGAGTAATATCTTTATCTTTTACAGCTTTATCTATTGCTTCTTCTATATCTAGTCCATGCAAAGAAAACATTGTAGGAAATAAATTGTCAAATGAAGCTTTTCTAAATCTTTCTAACTGCAATAGTTGAGATACTTGCCCAGTTTTTGAAGTTGTTTTTTTAACACCATAAGCTTGCAAAGCTTTAGCTAAATCAACAGCAGTTTTATAATTAGCCATTATGTATAATCCGACACATATTGATCTAATACACGACGAATATTTGCTGGCAAGCTAGTACTATTAATATATTCGACCTTGCTGCCGTTTGTACCAGGCGCTGTTGCCGAGTGTACTGCACTATCATTGCGACGGTAGTAGGTAACTAAGTCCATTACTGCCAGTTTTAAATCTTGAGGTACCACTTCATAGCCCGCAGTATACTGTACGCGATAGCCACGTAGTTGCGGCTGCCAATCACCAACAGGGATGCATGCGATCGAATCCTCATGCAAGATCCAGCTGGAGTATTCTGTTAGTGTGGTCCAAGTTTGACCATAGTCTGCACTGTAGTCAACAGCCAGTACCTGCACAACAGGAGTTTCGGCTAGAATAAACTTTGGCACATCGCCATTAAAATACTCGGTTTTTGCTTCGTCATAGTGATCTATGAAGCGTCTGCGGCAGTACGTTTTAACAAATTCGCTGCACTTCGTGATCAGGTTGTCAATTTCTGCATCATGATTTGTGCTTGTGATGCCTTGATAGGCTTTGTATTCTTGTCTAGTGATTAGTTCGAAAGCCATAACATCCTCTCAATTATCTTTTAAAGCAGACTGTAACAATCTGCTTTAAAAGACGGGGAATTGCTTCCCCGCCCCTTCCCATCCCTGAGAAGTAAAAAACTTAGGCTGTGTAAGTAAGCTTGGTAACACCAGCACCAAGGTTGCTGGTAACTTGTACCAGACCGGTACGCAGGCTAGCAACCATTACACGACGCTGAGTCTCGACCAGCTCTTGTGTATCCATACGGAGACCACGCTGATTACCAACTAAGAAGTTGCCGGGTGCAAAGCACAGGGCACCAACGTTACCAAAGTCAGTACCTGCAGTAGCGCTAGGATCATTCAGCTCACCGCTTACCAGCACTGGGCTATTACCGATTTGACCGATTTGACCGGTTAACAGGGTAGCTTGTGTGCCAACCTGGTTCATGGTCTGGAATGTGGAATCTTCGAGCAGATTGTAGTAAACACTGCTGTTAACAATATAAACTACGTCAGCGGGATTCAGACCCCAAACGGCAAGACCTTTACGCATTGCACGAAGGTTAGCAACTGTTACTGCTGTACCTGTGGTAGCAATAGCAACGTTACTGTTAACACCAGTACCAACTGCACAAGCAGCTAAACCTTTAACGGGATCACCACCGCTACCAGCACCACGTAAGAAGGCTTTGTCGATAGCGCGAGCAACACGACGGATCATGCCATCACGAACAACAGGCATAATTGCCATTAAAGCATCTTCTTCTTCTTCGTATGCTAAGTACTCGTTGGTAGCTACTTTATAAGCATTAAGAGTGATCTCTTTGAGCTGATGTGTAGCGTTGTTACCAGCACTGTTGCTTGTACCAAACTGAGCGTTAGTAACCCATTGAGCAGTACCAGCTTCGGGATTGACAGGGATTGTCATCACGTTGGTCTGCATCTGGATGTTACGAAGCAGAGGAGCAACAACTAAACGCCGACGAACTTCAGATTCCATTTGCAAGGAAACTTCTTGTTCGAAAGTTGCGCTGGAAACGTGTGCACCAGCTTTTTCGATCAGTTGCTTACCAAATTTGGTGCTTTCGATCGACTTGTTGCTCATACGAGCAAGCAATACGGCAGTTTCTTTGTCTTGATAGGAAACGCCATCACGTTGCTGTTGATCGCCAAAACTCATTTTGCTGCGCTGAATGGCTTCTAATTCAGCAGCTTTTTCTTTAAGAGCAGCTTCTAAACCAGCTAAAGCATTTTTGCTAGCTTCGGCTTGATCAGCTAAACGCTTCTCAACTTCGGCTAAGAGCTTTTCTGCACCGGTAGCACCAGTCTCAACTGTGGCGCTAACAGCGGCTTTGATTTTGGCTT